CCTGCCGCAGGTCACCATGGAAGCGCAGCTGATCGCCGACCTGATCGAGAAAATGGAAACCGAGCACCCGGACCAGGTCAACCCGATGACCGCCGGGAAGCCGCCATTCACCGCCTCGCCGCAGCAGTACCTGGCGAAGCTGATCACCCAGGTGCGGTCCGGCCAGATGTTCGGCCCACCCGACGCCCCCGTGGCTGACAGTGACCGCAAGTCGGCGGTCACCATGCTCCATGCCTATGAGCGCCGGGGCGACCTGACCCCCGCTGAGGCGGCGCAGAGAATCGCCGCCGTGAGTGCGGCGAGGACCACGGGCGAACTGGCGCAGTTGTTCGAGGGCCTGCCGCACCTGACCGATGGCATGGCACCATCGGTCCCGCGCCGCTCTGATTTCGGGCCAGCCGAATACCGCGCCTCCGACACCGACCGTGAGCACGCCCGTGAACTGCTCGCCGTCCACGCGGCGGCGGGCCGGCTGCGGGGCCATGAATTCGATGCGCGATCTCTCAAGGCGTCAGAGGCCGTAACCTGCGGAGATCTTGATACATTGTTCGCAGATCTTCCCGTTGTGGAGCAGGCCGCGTCCACAACGGAAGAGGACCACAGGGACGCCCAGCCCCTGTTCGGCCCGGCCGCGCTCGCCCTGCTGCACGGCAAGGCGGAAGACTTCGTCCCGGCGGCCAGGGCCGCCATGAATGGGAAGGCGCACTAATGGCGGCCATCTCGACTTCCGAGGCCAACGACCTCCCGGACAGTGCCTTCGCTTACATCGAGCCGGGAGGCACCAAAGACCAGGAGGGGAAGACAACTCCCCGCTCGCTGCGGCATTTCCCCGTCCACGACGCCTCGCATGTCCGTAACGCCCTCGCCCGCGCCAGCTCGTCCCCGTTCGGGGACAAGGCGATGGCCAAGATCAGGACGATGGCCAAGAAGTTCGGCGTCCACGTCGGCGAATCGTCTATGTCCCGCGACTACGAGCGGCGCGAGGTGCGGATCACCAGCCAGTTCCGCGATCTGGACCGGCCGATCGAGATGCGTGACATGGGCACCGAGGGCAGGTGGATCGGTGGCTACGCCACCGTGTTCATCCCCCGCGAGTCGAAGAACCTCGGCGGGTTCAAAGAGCGTGTCATGCCGACGTTCTTCAACGAGGTGCAGTCGCGCGGCTGGAAGAACATTGACGACGCCACCGGGGTCGTCTGCCGGTATAACCACGACTCGAACATGGTGCTCGGCACGACCGAGGCTGACACGCTGCGGCTCAGCCCGGACCGCATCGGCCTCGACTACATGGTGAAGCCGCCCGAGTCCCGCGCTGACATCCGCGAGCTGGTCGAGCGGCGCGACATCCGGTACTCCAGCTTCGCGTTCCGCTGCCACCCAGGCGGGGACGAGTGGGACTGGCGCGACGGCCTGGCGCTGCGGACCCTGCATTCGGGTGACCTGATCGACGTGGCCCCCGTGCTCACCCCCGGCTACGGCGACACCACCTCGATGCTGCGGGCGTTCGACGCGGCGCTGTACTCGATCGCCGACTATGTCCAGGCTGAGGTCGAAGAGGTGCGGGCGTTCGCCGCCGACGACGACCTGCGCAAGTTCTTCGTCCGCAGCGACCGGCCCACCATGCCGGCTGCTGGCCCGCGCAAGGGGCTGTTCGGCCCGGCCGCGCTCACGTCGATCCTGCTCCGCCGGCGCGACCAGTGGGACGAAGAGGGCTAGTTGCGGGCCGCCTGCTTCTACACCAGCTTGCATCCAGCCTGCAAGGCCACCCTCCCGCCCGGTACAGAGCTGGTGTGGACGGGCCTCGGTGATGACGCCTACTGGAATGAGATCAGCAAGCGGTGGACCGGCTGGGATGACCTGCTGATTATCGAGCACGACATGGAACTCCACGATGAGGTCGTGCCGCAGCTCGAAGCCTGCAAGTCCGGCTGGTGTACTTTCCCGTATGAGTACGGCCCCGGGTGGCCTGACGCGCCGCTGATCACCCAGGCGCTCGGCTGCACCAGGTTCTCCGCCGAACTGCAGCGCGAGTTCCCCACTGAGCAGATCGCCGAGTCCGTGTCGAAGGCGGATCACATGCCACCGGAGCCGCTGTGGCATTACTGCGATCTGTATATCCGCCGCGCCCTCACCAGGGCGGGCCTGAAGGAATGCCAGCACAGGCCGCTGGTGACCCACCACAGGGGCAGACCGCTGGTGTAGGATCGCCCCAGAGGACGGAGTAGGCCATCCCGTCCAGATAGGCCGCAGGGCCGGGGTAATTCCCCGCCTCCTGGCTGGAGCCCGCCGGGGATCACATCCCTACGGGCTTCGAGGAGGAGCCAGATGGCCAGCGAAGTTACCAAGAGGCTGCGGGACCGGCGTCTCAACGTGTGGGAGCAGTGCAAGGCGCTCGCCGACACTGCCGCCACCGAGAACAGGGCATTTTCGGCAGAAGAGCAGGGTAAGTGGGATGTCCTGAACGAGGAAATGGACACCCTCGACACCCGCATCAAGTCCGCGCTTGACGCTGAGCAGCGCTCCGCCGAGGCCGACCAGGCGTTCAACCGCCTGCACGCCGACGCCGAGGGCAAGAAGATGGCGAAGGACCCGGCCGTCAAGATGCTCAACACCGAGCTGCGCAAGTTCCTGCTCGGCGACAGCCGGGGCAACGCGCCCGGTGGCGCCTTCGAGGTGTCCCGCCCGGACAACAGCCGGATCAACTGGAACTACGGCCCGGTCAACCTGGCCGAAGTCCGCAGGGCCGAGGCCGAGTACCGGACTCTGGTGTCCACGTCTGTCACCTCCGGTGGCAACCTGGTCCCGACCGACTTCTATGACCAGCTGATCGCGCACTTGATAGAAGTCTCGGGAATTCTGCAATGCGGCCCCACCGTGCTAAACACTGCCGGCGGCGAGAACCTGCAGATCCCGAAGACGACCGCGCACTCCTCGGTGAGCGCCGCAGCCGCCCAGACGGCAGCGCTGGCGGCGTCCGACCCCACGTTCGGCCTGATCACCCTCGGTGCCTTCAAGTACGGCATCCTGCTCCAGGTCGCCCGTGAACTGCTGGACGACTCCGGTGTGGACCTCGTCGGCTACCTGGCCATGCAGTCCGGCCGGGCGCTGGGCAACAAGTTTGGTTCCGACCTGGTGACCGGCACCGGCACCACGATGCCGAACGGCCTGATGGCCACCTCCACGGTGGGTGTCACCGGCACCACGACCGGCAAGAGCGGCGCGGCCCAGTACAGCGACCTGGTCAACCTCGAATACTCGGTCATCGCCCCCTACCGTCAGTCGAAGTCCTGCTACTGGCTGGCGAGGGACGCGGCGATCGGCGGGTTCCGGCTGCTGCTCGACGGCCAGTCGCGGCCCATCTGGGAGCCCAGCATGGTTCTCGGGTCGCCTGACCTGCTGCTCGGCAAGCCACTGGTGGCGGACCCGTTCATGCCGGCGGTGGCCACTGGCGCCAAGTCGATCGCGTTCGGCGACTTCAGCCAGTTCTTCGTCCGCATCGTTGGCCCGGTCCGGTTCGAGCGGTCGGACGACTTCCTGTTCGGCACCGACCTGGTTGCCTTCCGGGCGATCATCCGTGGCGACGGCACGCTGGTTGACCAGACCGGCGCGATCAAGACATACCAGGGGCCGGCTACCTAAGTACGTGAGCCCCGCCCGCTCTTCCAAGGGCCTGGCGGGCGGGGTTCATCACCACAGCAGGAGGCTGAGGGATGGCAACTTACGGCAGCAACAGCACCGAGGAGCCGGGCCAGTACCCGACCACGGAGTGGAGCGACTTCGGCCTGCCCGAGCAGAACTTCGGCTCAGGCGCTCCTGGCGGCTCGCCCACCTCCAGCGAGATCGACGTAGGTGCGACGAACGAGCCGGGGCAGTACCCATCGCGGGAGTCCTTCACGGGTGTCGCGCTTGGTGGTACGGGTGCCCCAGGTACGCAGGGTGTCCCGAACGAGGCGGGCACTGGTGAGCCGGCGATCGGTGGCGCGGCTGACACGATCGTGTTCTCCAAGACGACTTTCTACAAGTCGATGTATGAGCCGCAGGGCATGGAGCAGGGCTACGTCACCGAGACCGCGCACGACCAGGTCAGTGGCCCGGCCGACTGGACCCAGGCGAACGACTACGGGTATGCGGCCCCAGCGGAGTACCAGATGCCGGGCGTAGCTGGCAACACGCCCACCCCGGGCAGCGGCCAGTTCCAGACCGGTGCGGGCAATGTGATGTACGGCGGGCGGCTGAACGGCACCGGGCACACCAGCCAGCACCCGTCGTGGTCGGGGCCTGGTACCTGACATGGCGTCCCAGTTCGCACGCGCCGTAGCCAATGCTCAGGCTGGCTACGGCGGGCGCGGGCGGGATGGCTCGTTCCGTGAGGCGCACAGCCAGCAGCACACCGATGCGCTGGACCGGATGGACACCCATGAGCGGCGGCTCGCCGCGCTGGAAGCCCTGGACCCGTCCACCCTCCACGCCACCACGGGGGAGATAGAGAAGCCGGGTCCGCAGAATTTCGTGGAGACGTGATGGAAGATCTCACCGGCAGGTTCATGTCGAACCTGGCCCCGTCATCAATGGGCGCGGGGAACACCACCGCCGACGACCGTAAGTGGTCCATGTCGGCGCCGGGCAGCCAGTCCGTCCTCCCGGTTGCGGACAAGATGGACCACCTGCCGCTCCCCGAGTTCTCCAACAGCACCCCGCTCCCTGTCGTGCACCCGGGCCAGCAGGAGCATGTCCGGTTCACTCACGGGAACCGTGGCAACGGCACCTTTGAAACGATCAGCATCGGCGGAACGTGGAAGGAAGTTTAGCCATGCCCCAGCCCGTCTCGTCGCCCATCACCTCGACGCCGTCTGTGGACGGCCAGCCGTATGACGCCACCGCTGACGGCCCGGTCGGTCCCTGGGTGGCACTCGAAGACAACAGTGGCCCGGCGAGCCTGCAGGGTGGCCGGGTGACCGGCGACTTCGTGGACTCCGCGCCGTGGCGTCAGGTTTAGCGCCTGCCCAGTTCGGTTAGCCGGCGGGTGAACGCCGGGTACCAGTCGATCTCTTCCCAGCCAGGCTGGCGCTGCGTGTCGTAGAGCTGCCTGGTGAACAGCTCATCGACGCCGATGCCCCACTTCTGTACCCAGCGGGCGAAGCATTCGGCGTCGTGGTATGGCCCGTTGAAGTTCTGCCGGGTTTCCAGCACCTCGCCGATCTTCGGTGCGCCACGCCAGAACCGGTCCAGCCCAATGTCGTTGTGACGCATCTGCCAGACGTGCTCGTCGTGGACTGACAGCCGGTCCGGGCAGGTCTGCAGGGCACGCAGCTCGTAGTCGGCTTCGGGGCCGCCGATGGCGCGGAACCGCTCATCGAACCAGCCGGTGGCATTGAACCCGGCGAGTGACTGCAACTGGACCGTGTCGCCGTGCGGGGCGATGTAGGTGTCGTAGGCATCGGTGATCAGTTCGTGCCAGCCGGGCAGTACCACCACGTCGTCTTGTGACATCAGGCACCAGTTGCGGGTCTCGAATGTGTGCCGCATGCACTGGTTCCAGCACCAGGCGATGCTGCCGGTTTCCCATGACTCCCGGAACATGTTCGGCCACCACTTCACCTGCGGGTAGTCGAGCCCGATCCCGCTGTAGTCCACGGTGGGGTCGTTGACGATGACGTTCACCGTCTCAAACGGAAACGAGTCCAGCCAGCCGCTGATCGTGGCGCGCAGCGTGCCCAGCCGCCGGAAGCTCACGATCCACAGGGATATCTCGTCAGGTGTCACGGGTCCAGCCACTCGATCACGGTGCCGTATTCGGGGTGGCCGTGGACTTTCTCCAGGTCATCCCAGCTTGACCAGATCGAGTGCGAGCGGAATTCGGTGCGCCAGCGGACGCAGACGGTCCCATCGCTGAAAACGACACCCTCAAACTGAACTTCATCCGGGGGGGCAGCCGTGCCCTGTTCGTAATATTCAGGCGGCGGATTGGGGCGGTAGCAGTGGAAGCGTCTCATAGCAGCTCCTCCAGCAGGGCGGCACCGCGTGCCACGCACACCTCATCGAGCGGTTCGGCGTGCAGCGGGGCGCAGTTCAGCAGGGACAGGGCGGCGATCACCATCACGTCATGCGGGATCTCACCGCCGAGCCATTCTCCCAGCGCGGCCATATGCTGTGGGCGTACCCGCCAGGGCCTGAAATCGCCCCGCCTGGCCCGCCCCCAGTGGACGATCATCCCGGCCACCAGTTTCGCCAGGTCGTAGCGCCGGTCACCCCAGCGCGTCTTGCCAGCGAAATCTTCCCGCCAGTCGATGCCGGTGAACGCGCCATCGGGGGACACGATCACATTGCCGAGGTTGAAGTCGCCGTGGAACGTGACCGGCCGGCAGCCGCGTTCCAGCTCGCCCCACTTCACGCGGGCCACAGCATGCTGCGCCACCTCACGCAGCCCCGGCCGCAGCATCGCCACCCGGGCGAGCGTCTTCCCCCGGTAGAACCGGTCACAGTCCGGCGCCGGGTTCAGTACCCGTACCGGACGCCACAGGTCACGCTGCGCCCAGTCCAGCAGCCGGGGCACCAGATCAGAGTCACCCTCGGCGGCCTCATAGGCGGGGACGCCCGCCACATACTCGTAGGCGAACATGTGCGGCCGGGTACCGGTCAGCTTCGGCACGGCGGCGGCGATGTCACCCTGCCGCCGGACACGCCTGGCCAGTGAATCCTGATCTTCGCGGAACTTGACCACACGCCCCCGCTCAGGCAGCACATAGGTCACCTCACCCGGCTTGACCCAGTCGTAACCAGAACGGGCCGCGACCGCCCTGGCGTAGGCCGTCTCGTCGCCAATGTCGGTCCAGCTGATCCGCCGTACAGACAGCGAGGCGAACCTGACCAGCTGGTCAAGCCCACCGGTCACCTGCCGCTCCCCGGCGAGCAGGCCCGAGGTGGTGATACCACCCCAGAAAGACGGCAGGTCACGGCGGGTGATCATCGCCAGCCCGGTGTAGGCATCACCCGCCGCTGGACCGGGCACCTTGTCGTAGATCGCATACGCCGCATGGGTGTTCGGGGAAGAGCTGATCCGGCACCAGCGTTCGGGTGCGGTGCCCGCCGGGATGGGCGCGACCCCTGCCCAGGATTCCCCGCCGTGCCACAGCGCTTCATCGGCTGCCCACAGCGTGTCGCACGAGGCGAAGATCAGGTCATCGCCGCCCACTTCACTGCGGGCGGCGAGCAGCGAGGTGCCGGGGCCGCCGCGCGGCTTATCCCAGCCGGGCACGGGGACGAAGGTGATCTTGTGGTCAGGGTGGGCCAGGTCCAGGTAGTCCCGCACCTGCTCAGCGCGGTAGCCGGTGCAGACGATGATCCTCGCGCCAGGCGGGGCCAGGTCTATCTGGTGGGAGATGACAGCCCGGCCGTCGAGCGGCACCAGCGCCTTGTGCAGTGCGTCACCAGCCCGGCCCATCCTGGTGCCAGGACCGGCGGCGAGGATGACGAACGCGGTCATGCCCGGCCGTAATCGTCTTCGAGGCGGGTCGTGTCGGTGTCATCGTCGTAGGTGGACACTTCGAGGTAGGACAGCTCCCCGGTGACCCGGTGCGGCACGCCTGGCCTGATCCGCGCCATGCCGATGTGACGTTCGGCACCCACCTCGATATAGCCGCTGCCGAACAGCACGATCAGCAGCTCGTCCTTGCGCTGATGCTGCTGCAGCGAGGTCCGGGAGCCTCTCGCCACGAACATGTATTTGACCGTGAGGTCGTGACTGGGCGCGTCCAGCCAGTGCATGAACCCCCAGGGGCGCTCTTCGGTGTGGTAATTCTCCATCAGCGCGTCGAGCAGGTTAGCCGTGGGCGATGGCATCGCTGATCGCCTCCCGCACGTAGTTGTCGCTGTGCTTCGCCAGCACCCGCGTCACGGCAGGCGACTCCAGGTGGTAGCGCAGCCCGGCCCGCGACAGCACCAGCCTGGTGCCCTCACCGTCGAACCACCGCCGGTAGTCACCGGAGTAGTAGCCGATGTCGAGAATCTTCTCCCCTTCCTCCGCTGGCAGCAGATGCAGCCAGGCGTCGATCTCGACGTTGGCGAACTCGGGCGCCACGTTGTAGAACCCGGCCAGGTCATAGTTCTGCCGCCCGCCCAGCCAGTCCAGGTTGTGAGCCTTCACCGCCGTCTTGCCATAGGTGAGCGCGATCAGCGTCGCCTCGGCTGCGTCGATCAGGTGCCCGTATTGCCGGTCGGCCCAGATGTGGCCACCGAGCGCGGCGACCGCCGCCGATGGCTGGCATATGTCCAGGGCGTGTCCCAGCAGCTCATCCAGCCACCTCTGACTGTCGCGTTCCCCCCCTACCTCGATGCCGATCCTGTCGCCGTACCGTTCGCACAGCCGCTTCAGCTCGATGCACTGCATTCCCTTGTCCAGGTGGCACACGTCCAGATGCAGCACGTCGAACCCCGCGTCAACGTCAGCATCGAGAGCAAGTAGCCAGTTGTCATCGGGATCGCCGTTCTGGTAAGGGCCACCGTGGTCGCGGACCACGTCAGTCACGCCGCCGGACAGTTTCTTCACCGCCTCCACCAGTGTCTTGCTGGTGTAGCCCGTGTAGCCGGGTGTGAATTCGCCGACCTGCCGCCGCGAGGCGACGATCTGCTCGACCTGCAGCCTCGCTGCCTCTTCCACCACGCGCCGCGACGCCGCACCCACGCACAGTTTCATCGCTTCACCCGCATGGCATCGGCTCCTCGCATTCGCCGCGAGTGGACGGGCAGGATTTCACCGGCCCGCTGCACCAGCACTGGTGTCCCCCCGCATGCCCTTCGTTCAGAACACAGAAATGCTTGAGGGTGTGCCGCACAGACGCGATAGTAGCGCAGGCCACCCACACGGTAGTCTGGCCCGGTGGAAGCCACCGAGCTGGTCATGGTCTGCCCGTCCCGTGGCCGGCCCGGCAACATCGTGGAACTGACGGAAGCCTGGAAGCAGACCGGTGCCCAGGCGCACCTGATGGTCGTGGTGGATGATGACGACCCCGAGCTGGACGCCTACCTGTATCTCGACGTAGATCTGCACATCATCTGCGAGCCCCGCCGTCTCGGGCCGATCCTCAACTCGGTCATGCCCCCGATCGCCCAGCACGGCGGCGCGGTCGGGTTCCTGGGTGATGATCACCGGCCCCGCACTCCCGGCTGGGACAAGGCGCTGGTGGACGCGCTGCCCGGCGTCGCCTACGGCAACGACCTGTTCCAGGGGCGCAATCTGCCGACCGCCGTGGCCATGTCGGCGGGGATCGTGCAGGCGCTGGGATATTTCGTGCCACCAGGGCTGATGCACCTGTACTTCGATGACTTCTGGCTGACCCTCGGGCGCGAGCTGGGCTCCCTCACCTACCTGGAGGATGTGATCATTGAGCACATGCACCCGGTGGCGGGTAAGGCCAGCTGGGACGAGGGATATGTGCGGGCCAACTCGATGGAGCAGTTCAACACCGACTCTGCCGCCTACCAGCGGTTCATGACTACCCAGTGGCCGGGCGACCTGGCCCTGGTGCGGACATCAAGGTGGCGCGAGTGAGTGAGTGGAAACTGTTCGAGGGGGATGCCCCGCACTTCTCTTCGCCGGAATTCTTCGCCGCCCACCCGTGGGTGCCGCCAGAGAATCAGGCTGGCCACGCCCAGCGGCAGGCGATGGTCGGCGGGATGGTCAGTTACATACTCACCCAGCGGCCGGACATCACCTCCCTGACTGACCTTGGCTGCGGCGACGGCAGCCTCCTGCACCTCCTGCGCGGCCTGCCAGTGAAGGCGTGGGGTTACGACCTGGGTGAGGCCAACCTGGAACGGGCCGCCGAACTGGGGCTTGACGTGCGCCGGGGCGACATTTTCAGCGGCCTGGAATACGGGGACATGCTGATCGCCTCCGAAGTGGTGGAGCACCTGGCGCAGCCCGAGGCGTTCCTGCGGGGCCTGCCTGACTGCAAGGCGCTGATCCTGTCATCCCCCTCGGCGGAAACCGGTGAATGGCATTACGAGCATCACGCATGGGCGTGGGACATGCGCGGCTACGCCGATCTGGTGACCCGCTGCGGCTGGCGGGTGCTGGAACACCGTGAATGCGACGGCGGGGTCAACTGGCACGGTGGCGTCACGCGCCCGCAGCGGTTCCAGGCCATCCACGCGCACCGGCCGCCCCGGTGACGCGGGTGCGGCTGCGGCCCGCCTGGAGCCAGGACCAGCTGATGGCGTTCTGCCCCCGGCCCCACGACCACACGCGCTGGCCCGATCACATCGCCAGAGTGGCGGACACGATCCAGCTGGCCCTCGACATGGGCGTCCCCAGCGTCGTCGCCGATCTGGCGTGCGGCGATGCGGCGATCGGGCGGGCGCTCGCCCCGGACAAGCTGATCCTCGGTGATTTCGCGGCCGGCTATGAGATCACCGGCATGATCGAGGACACTATTGACATGATCGGGCACGTCGGCATGTTCATCTGCTCGGAGACAGCTGAGCACCTGGATGACCCCGACGCGATGATGGTGAAGATCCGGGAGAAAGCCGACTCGCTGGTGTTCTCCACCCCGCTCGCCGAGTTCACGCCCATCAACCCGCAGCATTACTGGGGCTGGGACCACGACGGGGTGAGAGAAATGCTGGAAGCCGCCGGCTGGGTGCCGGTAATACAGCGGGATGTGCTGCACCCGCTCGCCCAGTTCCAGCTGTGGGGGTGCCGGTGAACTTCAGCTCACACAATGTCGCCCTGCCAGGCGGGACGCAGACCCTCCCGGGCCAGCTGCTGGTAGCGGAGTCCGGCATATGCCGGGTCGCGCTGAGCGCCCTGGGGCTGGAGTTCGGCTACGGGCCGCGTTCTGATATCAGGGTCGCGGACCTGGGCTGCCTGGAAGGCGGGTTTACCGCCGAGTTCGCCCGCGCCGGGTATGACGCGACCGGCATCGAGGCCAGGCAGGAAAACTATGGCAATGCGGTGTGGCTGAAAGACATCCTCGGGCTGGAGAACCTGCACTTCATCCACGGTGATGTCCGTGAGGTGCTGCCAGGCGTGTCGTTCGACGCCGTGTTCTGCTCTGGCCTGCTCTATCACCTCGATGCACCAGTCGCGTTCCTGAACCTGCTGGGCCAGGTCACCCAGCGCATGCTGATCCTGCACACGCACTTCTCGATGGAAAACGGGCACCCGGAAAGTGTCCACAACCCCACTGGAACTTGGTGTGAGCCCTTCCAGTCACAGCATGAAGGCCGCACCGGGCACTGGTGCCACGAAGAGGACGACCGGTGGGCGAGCTTCGGCAACACCAAATCGTTCTGGCTGTGCAAAGACGACCTGCTGCTCAGCCTCCACGAGGCCGGGTTCACGCGCGTGTCCGAAGTTCGAGGGCCTGACTGGCACAACACGGCACGTTTCACGACAGTCCAGGGGTCGGGCGGCGCCTTCCCCGACCATGGCATGTTCGTGGCGGTCAAGCCGTGAAGGCGCTGGTGACAGGCCATTGCGGCTTCGTCGGCTGGCATTTCAAGACCCGGCTGGAAGCTGATGGCTGGGAGGTGGACGGCTGCGACATCGCCGCCACCAATCAGCGTGACGCCCGGGACCTGTTCCGGCATGCCGTCCGCCGTTACGACCTGGTGGTGCATTGCGCTGCGGTCGTCGGTGGCCGCCACACGATCGAAAACGCGCCGCTCGACCAGGCGGTCAACCTCGAACTCGACGCGGGCCTGTTCCGGTGGGCGCTGCGCACCCGCCCCGGCCGGGTGATCTACCTATCCTCTTCCGCCGCTTACCCGGAGCACTTCCAGCGCAATGGCCAGGCGGTGCGGCTCAGTGAGGACATGATCGACCTGGATGCGCCGCGCCTCCCGGATGAGCTTTACGGCTGGGTGAAGCTGACAGGTGAGCGGCTGGCCCGGCTCGCCCGGCACGAGGGACTGCCGGTGACGGTGGTGCGCCCATTCTCGGGCTACGGCGAGCACCAGGACACCGACTACCCGTTCGGCGCGTTCGCTGACCGTGCCCGCCGCCATGAAGACCCGTTCACCATCTGGGGCGACGGGCAGCAGGCCCGCGACTTCGTTCATGTGGATGACGTGGTGGGTGCCACCCTGGCTGTGGCGGAAGCGGGCATCGAGGAGCCTGTCAATATCGGCTGGGGCGAGCCGGTGACGATGCTGACCCTGGCGCACCTGTTCACCAGGGCGGCCGGTTACACGCCACGATTTAAACTGAAGAAGACCGCGCCGGCTGGGGTTAACTACCGGGTCTGTGACCCGGCCCGGATGCGCAAGCTTTACCAGCCGCGCGTCACCCTCGATGAGGGCATACGCCGTGCCCTGGGAGAGTTATGAACCCGCTGGTCTCGGTCATCAGCCCGACCTGGCAGAGGCACGAGTGGCTGTTTGACCGCTGCATCGCCTCGGTGAAAGCGCAGGAGTATTCACCCATCGAGCATGTGATCGTCTGCGACGGCCCCGACCCGGAACTGGCGGAACTGATCGGCCAGATGGAGATGACGGCAGGCTATTCGCTGATCTTCGAGCAGATGCCCCCCAATCCAGACCCACGGTGGGGGACACGTGCCCGGCTGCGCGGCCTGGAACTGGCCAACGGGGGACTGATCGCCTACCTCGATGACGATGATTCCTACCGGCCAGACCACTGCTCCCAGCTGGTGCGGGCACTGGAACGCCACCCCGAAGTGGGCTTCGCCTACACCCAGATGGCCAGCCACGGCGGCGTCATAGACGGGGCGGCCCTGGCTATCATCGGCTCAGGTGACCTCGGCCCGTGCGCCATCGGCACACCCATGATCATGCACCGGCGGGAACTGCTGGAGATCTCCACCTGGGGGCCGCCCGACGCGATGGAGGACTGGAGGCTGGTGGACCGGTGGGTGGAGCGGGGCGTCAAATCCGAGTTCGTGCCGTGGGTGACGGTGGATGTGTGGCCAAGTGCCTACCGTTGACGGCGTGAAGGCCGATGGGCCGGTAAGGGAAGGTGCCCGGTTGCACCCCGGGGTAAGTGGTTTGCCAGCAGACAGGCCCATGGTCCCGCCTTCCGCCTTCACCTCATCGGTGTGGGGCATCCATGATGCCCAGGCTGAAGGCAACCCCCTGCCCACAGGCTGCGGATTCTTCCGGGTCAAGCTGCCTCTCGATCAGCTGGCCGCCCACGGATGGAAGGTGCGCTACCAGGCGTTCACCCCTCCCCCCGAGGTGGCGGACTACAAGCTGATCACCGCTGAGCGGCTGGACCGCCCGCAGGTGCTCGGGGCCTGGCGGCGGCTGCGGCAGGGCCACCGGCTCGCCTATGAGATAGACGACGACGTGTGGAACATCGACGTGACCAACTTCAGCGCCTACAGCACGTACTCGCGGCTCGCGGTGCTCGATGCGGTTGAGAATTCAATCATCACCTCCGACCTGGTGACCGTCACTACCGAGCCGCTGGCCGAGGCAGTCCGGGACCATACCAGCCATCCCAACGTGAAGGTGATCGGGAACTACATCCCGCAGCACCTCCTCACACTGGAACGTCCCCGGCGTAAGGAAGTGACGATCGGCTGGACCGGCGGCGCGAGCCACGCCATGGACATGGCCATGATCGCCACCACCGTGCGCCAGGTTCTCGACCGCGACCCCAGCCTGCGGCTGCACATCGTGGGAGTGGACTACCGGCCCACCCTCGGTCACAACCACGCCCGGCACACCCGGTGGGTGGAGGACCCCGCCGTCTTCTCCCAGCACCTGGACCAGTACCTGGATTTCGACATCGGCCTCGCGCCGCTCGCATCCACCAGGTTCAACGAATCCAAGAGCCACCTGAAAGCCCTCGAATACGCGGCGATGGGCATCCCTGTCGTCGCCTCAGACTTCGGCCCCTACCCAGGGTTCGTCATCGACGGGGTGACCGGGTTCCTGGTCCGCAGCAAGAGCGAATGGCGGGACCGTATCCGCGAGCTGGTGGCCGACGCTGACCTGCGTGAGAAGATGGGCGCTGCCGGACGTGAGCTGGCTGCCCAGCATACGATTGAGGGCAACTGGCATCGCTGGGCCGCTGCCTATGAGGGAGTTCTGACGTGAAAGTAAAAATGATCCAGCAGATGAGCGGCCCCCGCTACGACGGCCGGGACTGGCCAGACTACGGGGCTGTGATCGAAGTCCCCGACGATGAAGGCCGGGATCTGTGTGCTGGGGGCCTCGCGGTGCCAGTGGCGGAGGAGCGCAAGGTGGAGACCGCCGCGCCACCGCCTGACCCTGCCGTAGAGGTGCGGGCGGAGCCAGCCCTCGCGGAAGGTGAGGCGGAGCCGGTGAAGCGCGGCCCCGGCCGGCCTCCAGGCAGCACTAACAAGCCGAAGTGATGACGCGCTAAGCTGTCCCGTAACAGGCCGCACCGTCGATTGAGAGCACGACTGGTGACTGCGGCCTGCATTGATGAGCTGGTGAGAGCCTGGGCGCTCGATGAGATAGCCCAGCAGGCTTTCGGCACTGAGTACCGTGTCGCGGTCACCTGGGTGCCGTGCCCGGTTCCGGGTGCCCAGAACGTCATTGCCCCCGGCTGGTACCTGGCGATCACCGCCCGTAACCCCATCATCGGTGAGCCGCGCCTGTGCCACACCATGCCGATCGGCATGCCTGAACCTGACGAGAAGACGGTGCGCCGGGTCACTGCCGAGGGGCTGAGCCTGCTGCGTGACCTGACCGCCTCGAAACTGGCGGGGGTGAACGGGCATGATCCCGCTGCTGCGCGCTGAGACCCGGTGGGAATGCCCGAACTGCCCGGCGACCCACCTGACCACCGAGCCGCAGCCGCATATCCCGTACCACAACTGCCCCGGGCTGCGGGGCATCCTCGCGCCCTACGTGGAGGAGGGCACCCGCTGCAACGTGCGCGCCCTCGACCGCGAGGATTACGTGGGTCCAGAGCAGGGCCTGCGGGCTGACGCTGATGGCCGTCCCGTCATGAGCGTGATAACCGAACGGTGGGACGGCAGCAACGACTGCGCCGTCTTCCCTGGTACTGCGTCCGCAACCGAGCAGAGAGAGTGACCCATGGCCTGGTCAACGTCCAACATTTCCGCTGCCGGGCTGGACCAGCTCCTGAACGGCACCTTCTACGCCACCAACGCCGGCACCTCCTATGCGGCCGACACGATCGACGTTGCGCTATATAACAACTCGGTCACGCCGGACAAGAACGCCACACTGGTCAACAACACCTTCAACGGTGGCACCTGGACGGGCAACGAACTCACCTCCGCCGGCCAGTGGGCCGCCGGCGGTGTCGCGCTCGGATCGAAGACGCACACGTTCGGCGCGGGCACCGCGCAGATCAGCGCCG